CTGAGCGAGGTCACGACCTCCACCAACGCCGCGCGCAAGTCGCAGGCCATCTACGACGAGAAGATGAAGGCCATGTCTCCGGCCACCCGGAAGACGGCCGACGCGTACCAGAACCTCAAGGACGCGGTAGAGGATTGGTCCGACTCCCTGTCGGGCACCACGATGCCGATCTTCACCACGGGCCTGAACAAGATCCGGGAGATGTTGCCGAAGCTGACCCCGTTCGTGAAGATCGCCGCACGGGAGATCAAGGGCTTTCTGTCGTCGTTCGGTGAGGGCCAGGCCGGCCGCGTCTTCTCCGAGTTCGGCCGGAACCTCCAGGCGAACGCCGGATCCGCACTGGGCGGCCTGCTGACGTCCATCAAGAACATCACCGTCGGCGTCGTCGGCATGATCAACGCGTTCATGCCGGTGCAGAGCGACATGTCCGGCGGCATGGCGGAGCTGACGCAGCGCTTCGCCGACTTCGGCGCGAACCTCGGGAAGTCCGAGGGGTTCGCGACGTTCATGGAACGGGCGCGCGGGGCGATACCGCCGATCAGGGAGTTCGTCTCAGCCATCGGTGACGTCGCCTCCGCCGCCGGCCCCCTGGGCGGCATGGGCCTGCTCATGCTCCAGGTCTTCTCACAGATCGTCGCCGCAATCCCCACGCCGGTGCTGAGGTTGCTCGTCCCTGCGATCCTCGCCGTCAACGCCGGGATGAAGCTGTACGCGATCTATCAGTCAGCGTCCGCTGCGGCCACCTGGCTGTTCAGCACATCCGTGGTAGCGAGCAACGGCGCCATCGCCTCCAGCCGGGCGGCCCTGCTCCTCTTTCGGATCCAGCAGGCCGCCTACGCGGTGAGCACGGCTGCGTCCACAGCGGCCACGTGGGCCTTCACGACGGCATCCCGAGCGGCGGCCCTGGGCATGCGGCTGTTCACCGGCGTGCTGCGCATCGCCCGCGCGGCCGTGCTGCTGACGGCTGGTGCCATGCGTGCTCTCGCCGTGGCGATGCTCACCAACCCCATCGGCCTCGTCATCACGGCCCTGGTGGCCCTCGGCGCCGCGTTCTTCATCGCCTGGAAGAAGAGCGAGACGTTCCGCAACGGCGTGAAGGCTGCCCTGAACTGGGTCAAGGACGTCGGCGTCGCGGTGGGCGGCTGGTTCGCCGGGCCGTTCGTCCGGTTCTTCACCGAGAAGATCCCCGGCGCCTTCCAGTCGCTCCTCAACTGGGTACAGGCCAAGTGGACCGGCCTGGTCAGTCTGCTGTCCCTGCCGGTGCAGATGGGCGTGCGGTACGTCCTGGAGCGGTGGGGGATCCTGCGGGCCGGGCTGTCGGCCGTCTGGGATGTGCTGCGGTCCCGCGTCTTCGCGCCCATCGGCCGGTTCTTCACGCAGACGCTGCCCGGGGCGGCGACCACGGTCCGCGACCGTGTGTCCAATGCCTGGGGGAGCCTGCGCGACCGGGTGGCCGGAGCGTACGCGGCAGTCCGTGACCGGGTGCTGACACCCATCGGCCGGTTCTTCACCCGGACGGTCCCCGGCTGGGCGTTGACCGTGGCTAACCGCGTGGTCGGGTCCTGGAACGGCCTGCGGGATCGGCTCGTCGGCGTCTACAACTCCGTACGCAGCCGCGTGTTCTCGCCCATCGGCGACTTCTTCACCCGTCGGATTCCGACCGGCGCACGCAACGCCCGGGACAAGGTCGTCGGTGCCTGGAACGGCCTGCGCGACCGGCTCGTAGGCGTCTACTCCTCGATTCGTTCACGGGTGTTCTCGCCTATCGGCGGCTTTTTCACCCGCACCATCCCGAACTGGGCGCGGACCCTGCGTGACCGGGTCAAAGGCTATTTCGAAAAGATGCGCGACGGCATCGGCACCATCTGGAACGGGATCAAGAGCAAGACCAAGGCACCCATCAACTGGGTGCTGGACAAGGTGTGGAACAAAGGGATCTTCAAAATCTGGGGGAAGATCGCCGGCTGGGTTGGGCTGAAGAACAGCCTGAAAGAGATCAAGTTGCTGGCCGCCGGCGGCACGGTCGGCCGCGCGGTGCCGGGAATGTTCAGCAAGCCCACGGCCATCGTCGGCGAGGGCAATCCCAGGTACCCGGAGTACGTGATCCCCACCGACCCGAAGTACGCCACGCGGGCGCGCGGGCTGTGGGAGGCGGCCGGGGCACACTTCTACGCCGACGGCGGCATCCTCGGCACCATCAAGGGCGCCATCGGCTCCGTGTTCGACACCGGCAAGAACCTGAGCAAGACGGCCCTGAGCTTCCTGTCCGACCCGGTCGACAAGGCCAAGGACATGCTGCTGGGCCCGCTGAAGAACATGACGAGGGCCATCGGCTCCAGCTCATGGGCGAAGATGGCCGCCCGGATCCCGCGCATGGCAGTGGACGGCCTGCTCAAGGCCGTGAAGTCCGTAGGCACCGACCTGCTCGGGCTGGGCGGTGGAGGCGGCGGAAATGTCGACATCGGCGGCTCGGGCGTCAAGCGCTGGACTGGCGTGGTGCGCCAGGCCCTCGGCCTCGTCGGCCAGCCGCTGTCCCTGACGAACACCACGCTGCGCAGGATGAATCAGGAGTCCGGTGGCAACCCGCGTGCCGTCAACCTCTGGGACTCCAACGCCAAGGCGGGCTACCCGTCGGTCGGCCTCATGCAGGTCATCCGGCCGACCTTCCAGTCCCACGCCGGACGGTTCCGCAAGACGGGGCCGTTCATGTACGGCACGTCCATCAACCCGCTCGCCAACGTCTACGCGAGCATGCGCTACGCACTCAGCGCCTACGGCAGCCTCTCGCGCGCCTACAACCGGCCCGGCGGCTACGCGGGCGGCACCGACGGCTCCTCGGCCGGCTGGCACTGGGTCGGCGAGATGGGCCCGGAGCTGCTGAAGCTGCCCTCCGGCGCACAGGTGCGCAGCCATCGCGCCTCCGTGCGGCAGGCCGCCACGAGCGCCCCGTCCGTGCTCCACCTGACGGTGGAGAACCACGGGGTGATCGGCAGCAAACAGGAGGTGCTCGACTGGCTGGTGCAGTCCCTGGAGCAGCTCGACCGCCGCAACCGGCTGCCCCGCGCGGCAAGGAGGGCCGTATAGATGGCCGTCACCTTCCGCTCCGTCGGCACCCGGCTCAAGGTCGACATGACCTCGGCGCCCAACCCGCAGACCGTGTCCATGCCGCCCGGACACGCGGCCGGGGACCTGCTGCTCCTGTTCCTCGTCTACGACAACAACGTACCCCCGACGACGGAGCCGGGCGGGTGGACGCTGCTCGGCACGGCCAGCGCAGGGCAGTCGCCGCAGGGTGCGACCGCGTCCCAGGTACAGACGCGGGTGTACTCCCGAGTGGCCACCGGAGCGACGCCCGGCGCGTCGTTCTCGTTCTCAAAGTCGGCGTGGCCCACGGGCTCGCCGTTCGTGTTGGCCTTCACGGCCGCCTACAGCGGGGTGGACCCGGCCGGACCGATTGAGAAGTGGAGCGCCTCCGGGACGTCGAACACGGCCGCGACGCAGGCGCACCCGCAGCTCACCACCGTAGCGAACGGAGACTGGCTGCTCACCTTCCGCTCCGGCTCCGCCTGGCAGGCCCGCACCGTCACCGTCTCCGGCGGGACGAACACCGAGCGGGTGGACGACACCGACGGGTTCGGCGAGCTGTTCGCCGCACTGTACGACTCCGGGGCCGACCTCGCACCGGGCGCGCAGACGACTCGCTCCACTACCTCCGCCGGCGGGGACGCCATCTGCCAGGGCGGCTCGACGATGTGGTCTCTGGCGCTTAAGCCGGTCACTCCCACGAGCGCCACCGTGGCGCTACCCGGCACGGCGACCGTGTCCGCCACGGCCTACAGCCCCACCGTGGTCACCGCCCCGGGCGGCTGGGAACTGTGTGACCCGCAGGGCCTGCCGGACTACTCCTTCCGCATCGACTGGAACGCGGACGGATCGTTCACCGACTCGGACTCCGCCGGGGACGCGTACGCCTCCGACACCTTCGGCCGGACGACGACCAGCGGCTGGGGCTCGGCGGACACCGGGCAGACCTGGTCCCTCAGCGGTGGGCTCGCATCGGACTATGCAGTCAGCTCCGGGGCCGGGCGGCACTCGTGCACCTCGCGGTCCGTGTCCCGGTTCACCTTCCTGCCGGCGGTGGCGCCGGGGGCGGACATGGACGTCTCCGTCACCGTATCCACCGACCAGACGGCGGCCGGCGGCTCGTTCCTGGCGTTCCTGCTGGCCCGGTTCGCCGACACATCCAACGCCTACATGGCCCGGCTGGACTTCAAGGCGACGCAGGGCATGTCGCTGATCCTGCGCAAGCGGGTCGCCGGGGTGGAGACCGAGCTGGCCACCTTCACGCTCCCGTTCACGCACACGGCTGCTGCGTCGTACCGGCTGCGGCTGCGCACCATGGGCCCCTACCTCCACGCCAAGTGCTGGCCGGTGGGTGAGACGGAGCCGGCCTGGCAGGTGCGGGCGGAGGACTCCGCGCTGACCACAGGTTCCGGGGCCGGGGTGCGCACGTTCGTCGAGGGGACCACCACCAACACGCTGCCGGTGGGCTACGCGTTCGACGACTTCCAGGTGCTCCAGGCCCTGGACCTGGAGGACGTCACCGACGACATCATCAGCGACATCGCGGTGAGCTACGGCCGGGACCAGGACCGCCAGCTCAGCCCGGCCGCCGTCGGCTCGGCGTCGTTCACCCTGAACAACGCCACCGAGCGGTACAGCCCGGAGAACGCGGCCGGGCCGCTGCACGGGGACCTTGACCCGGCACGCTCCATGCGCGCGGAGGTGACGTTCAACGGACAGACGCACGCGCTGTTCAACGGCCGCATCGACGACTACACCGTGCACGCCGACTTCTCAGACCGCACGGCGGAGTTCACGTTCCTGGACGCCCTGAACGACCTGTCCGGGGTGAAGCTGTCCACGGCGGTCTACAGTGCGATGCGCACCGGCGAGCTGATCAATACGGTGCTCGACCTCGTGGGGTGGGCCGGCGGCCGGGACATCGACCCGGGCGCCACGGTGGTGCGTTACTGGTGGGCTGAGGGTGCGGACGCGCTGTCCGCTATCACGGACCTGGTGAAGTCCGAGGGGCCGCCGGCGGTGGCGTACGTCGCCCCGGACGGAACGTTCGTGTTCCGGGACCGTCACCACCGGCTGCTGCGCACGCAGTCGCGGGAGGTCCGGGCGACGTTCACCGGAGGCCGTCTGGGGGACTGCGCGGAAGGCGCGCCGCCGGAGGGCTACGACTTCACCAAGCCCTTCACCTACTCGCACGGCTGGCGCGACATCGTCAACGCGGTGACGTTCGACGTGGAGGAGCGGACGCCGTCGGCGACGCTGGAGGCGGTGTGGACGGACGAGTCCACCTACGTCCTGGCGGCTGGGCAGTCCGTGGAGCTGGAGGTGGTGACCTCCGACCCGTTCGTGGACGCGGCTCCGATGGTGGGCGGGAAGGACATCATTTACAACGCGCCCGGCGCGGCGTGGGTGGACCGGGTGCTGAGCCGGACGTCGGGCGCATCGGCCACGCTGACGCTGCGGGCCGTGGGTGGTCCGGCGACGGTCACCTATCTCCAGCTCCGGGCGCGCCTGCTGACGGTGCAGCGCACGGTGAAGGTGTCGCTGACCGACCCGGGGTCCATCACGCGGCACGGGGAGCGCTCCTACCCGGACGCCGCGCCGTGGGCAGGCCCGTCGGACGCGGAGGCCATCGCGAACATGGTGTTGCTGCACTACGGCCGCCGACGGCCCACGGTGCAGATCCGCGTGGCCAGCAAGGATCCGGCGCACTTCATGCAGGTGCTTCAGCGCACCGTCAGCGACCGCATCCGCATCGTCAACGACGAGATGGGTCTGGACGGCGATTTCTTCGTGGAGCGGGTGACGCACACGATCCAGCGCATCGGCCGGCCCGGCCGGGCCCCGGTGCACGCGGTGGTGCTCGGGTGTGAGCGGGATCTGGTGGCGCCGGACAACGTGTTCACGTTCGACGTGCGCGGCGCGGGGTTCGACCAGGGCGTGTTCGACCTGACGGTGGCCGACTCCGCCGACGAGGTGTTCGTGTTCGACGACCCGGTGCAAGGCCAGTTCGACCGTGGGCGGCTGGGGACGTGAGGGAGGCAGCGATGGGGATGGAAGTGCCGCGCGAGCGGGCGCAGGTGGCCCGTGCGTACGTCTACAGCGGGGAGTGGGTGGCCGACTGCCCCCGGCCCGGTGCGCTGCCGGGGCAGTCGGGCTGCGGCAACGTGGAGTTCCTGTACCGGCCCGCGCGCATCGGCGGGCCCCGGGACGTGCCGGTGGAGTTCTTCATGTGCTCGCACTGCGGCATGCAAGCGCCCATCACGTGGCCCGACGACCGGCACGCTCTCCACGCCGTGCTGATGCGGCGCGAGGTGCCCGAGACGCGCAACTGGTACCCGAAGGATCACCCCGTGGCGATCCGGTTTCGCATCCCGCACGGGCAGAGCGTGAGGGATCTTGAGGACGAGAACGAGGCCCACGGTGTGCGCTGACAGACGCCCAGAAACGTTAGGCCCGATAAAGGTTAAGGCCGAAAATCCGCAGGTGAACAGCAGCATCAAGATCGTGTACCGGCTGTACCCTCTCCGTCGGTTAACCGTGAAATTGACCTCTCCTATACGTAATACGGAGCAGAGGGTACACGGGGTACAGAAACTAAACCGTTTCGATAACTGGGCTCAGGAGGTGGCCTGACGATGGCCTGGAGCGCACCTATGACCGCTGTCGCCGGCGCCACGTTCACGGCGGCTGCCTTCAATCAGTTCGTCCGCGACAACCTGCTGGAGACCGCACCCGCCAAGGCGACCGCCGCCTCCCAGCTCTTCGTCTCCACCGGGCCCAACGCGATCGCCACCCGCGTTCCCGCGCAGGCCTCCGTCTCCACCAATCAGTCGACGTCCTCATCTACGTTCACCGACCTGACCACGGTCGGCCCCCGGGTGACGCTGGAGACCGGCACCATCGCGTTCTGCTGGTTCGGGGCCAGTCAGGCCCACAGTGCCAACGACAACGAGACCGCGTGCAGCGTGGCCGTGAGCGGCGCGTCCACGGTCGCCGCGTCCAACGCCTGGCAGCACTCCACCGACGGCGTCACCGCCGGCAACTACGTGCGTGGCACCAGCTTCCACATCTTCACCGGCCTGACCCCGGGGGTGAACGTCTTCACCATGAAGTACCGGCTCGGGGTGTCCGGCGTCGCCTCGTTCCGTGACCGCGAACTCGGCGTACTGCCGCTGTAGGGAGGAGACGAACCATGGCCTGGAACGCCCCCATGACCGCCATCGCCGGCAGCGTCTTCACCGCCGCGCAGTTCAACCAGTTCATCCGCGACAATCTCGCCGAGACCGCCCCTGCCAAGGCGACCACGCCCGGCGGGTACTTCGTCACCACGGCGACGAACCAGATCGCCGAGCGCAATGGCCAGGCGGCAACCCAACTGGCCAATGACAACACGACATCCACGTCCTACACCGACCTGGACGCCACTACGGGCCCTTCCATCACGGTGACCACCAGCAACTGCGCCCTTGTCGTCATCTCCGCCTCGCTGAGCAACTCGGCGAACGTGTCCGCGCGCATGGCGTACGAGGTGTCCGGCGCGTCGTCCATCGCCCCTGCGGACAACCGGGGTATCGGGACCTTCGGGGTGGCAGGTGTGGGCATCGTCGCCTCGAACACGGTCTTCCACAACGACCTGACGGCAGGCTCCAACACGTTCGCCGCGAAGTATCGCGTGGCCGGCGGAACGGGTTCCTTCACGTCCCGCCGCATCACCGTCCTGCCCTTCTAGGAGGCCCCGTGCCCGCCGGATACGTCCCCGTCAGGGTGTACTACGAGTACGACGCCGGTACCTGGTACGCCTCCGGCGACCAGCCCGAGGCGCGCGCACGGCCGCTGGCGGCCACCAACCGCGCGGCGGCCGAGGCCGAGGCGACAACGGAACTCACCGCGCGGGGCCTGAGCCTGGTTGGCGCCTGGACCTACCAGGGCAACGACGAGAGCGGCAGCCGCGCCGTGTTCGCCCGAGCCGGCTCCAGCGACGCCGTGAAGTCCGTGCTCGCGCTGTTCTGGACCACGCACAAGGAGCTGCTGGCCAAGCTGGGCGTCAACGTCCCGGCTCTGCCCGCCGGCCAGCGTGCCCTGCTCTTCAGCCAGGACGTGATGCTGGTCGGGCTGGTGCGCACGCTCATCGACAAGGGCGACCTGACCGAGGACGACATAGCCGCCGCGTGCAGCTCCGTCCAGGCGGCCGACTTCACCTGGCTCACGGGGCTGTGATGGACGGCTTCAGCGCGTTCCTCACCCCGACCCTCGGAGCCGGGGGAGTCGTGCTGCTCGTCGTGCTCATGATCCTGCGCGGGACGCTGGTACCCCGCTCCACCGTGGACATGATGCGCGAGGACAACGGCCGGCAGGTGGAGCTGTGGAAGGCCCTCGCCGAGGGCCGCCAGAGCCTGATCGACATTCAGCAGGCCCAGCTCGACATGCTCATGGGGACCGCGCAGACCACTAACCGGGTGCTGGACGCCGTCTCCGAGGCGGCTCGCGACAACCGGGGAGGTGGTGGCCATGCTCTGGCGCAAGGTCCGGAAGGGTAAGGCGAGGCACGGCCTAGCCGACGACGTACGTGCCGTTCAGGACGCCCTCCAATCGCTGGAGCGGGACATCGAACAGGCGCACGCACGCACGGCGGTGATTTCGGAGATTTCGCGTACTCTGCGGCGGCTGGGCGAACGGAACCACTTCGCCCCGATGATCAAGGATGCACTTGGGGGCAAGTTCCGATGACGACAGGGGAGATGGTGAACCTGTGGGGCAGCCTGCTGGCTCTCGTCGGGTGTCTCGCCTTCGTCGCCGTCTACAGCCTGCTCGCCCGGTGGTGGCGGTACCCCGTCGGCCGTCTGCTCGTCATCAAGGCCCTGGCTATCGCCGCGTTCATGGCGATATCCATCTGCGTCACCGTGCAGGACCGGGCCGACGTGGAGCTGCTGCGCTTCGTGCGCGGTGTTCTCGCGGCCCTGTTCGGGGCGTTGATGCTGTACCAGGCCGGGCTGGTCGCCCGGACGCAGATCAAGGGAGCCCGTCGTGGCAACACCGATGAACCCTGACCCGCCGAAGCCGTCCGTCGGGCGCATCGTCCACTACGTCAGCCACGGCACGCCGGTCCGCGAGGACGGTAGCCAGGCGTACACCTCGCAGTGCCGGGCGGCCATCATCACGGCCACTGACGTAGCGCCCGACCCCGAGCCGGGGGACGTCTTCGTCTCCCTGGCCGTCTTCAATCCCACGGGTCAGTTTTTCGACCAGTTCGTCCTCCAGGACGAGGACGACCACACCGGCGGCACCTGGCACTTCCCGGAGCGTGTGTGATGGCAACCCCGCTGACCCCCGACACCTTCATACGCATCCTTCGCGAGGAGGGCGTGAAGATCTCCGAGTACCCGGGCTGGCGCACCCGCTCCCGCGACGCGGCCACCGGTCTGACCTTCGGCCCGGTGCGCATGATCCTTAACCACCACACCGCCGGGGTGAACAGCCGTGACATCGTCGCGAAGAACGGCGTGCCCGGCCTGCCCGCACCGCTCGCCCACATCCACCTCGCCAAAGACGGCGTCGCCACGATGTGCAGCGCCGGCCGCGCGAACCACGCCGGCCCGATGGCCGTCAACGCCTACGCCTCCTTCCGCGACGAGGCCTCCGTCCACCCGGCGCCGTCCAAGGCCTCCGGCACGATCGACGGCAACGACGTCAGCTACGGCATCGAGACCGAGAACCTCGGCGACGGTAAGGATGTCTACCCGCGCGTCCAGTACGACGTATGGGTGCGCATCAACGCCGCCGTCTGCCGGCACTACGGCTGGTCGGCCGAGTCGGTCGGCTGCCACAAGGAGACGTCGGTAGAGGGCAAGGTCGACCCGCGAGGCCCGGTGGAGGGCTACGGCGCCCGGGGCCGGTTCGAGTTCACCCCCAAGCAGCTCCGTGCCGACGTGGCCGAACGGCTGCGTCACGACAACACCTGGGATCCCGGAGAGGACGAGGACATGGCACTGACCGATGCGGACGTCGCGAAGGTCGCGGACGCGGTGGTGAAGAGGCTGCTCGCCGGCGGCGGGGTGCTGGAGGGCAGCGACGTCCGGAAGATCTTCACCACGGACGACCTTCTCACCGCCCCGTCCGACGCCTCCGACTACGCGACGAACAAGCACTGGACCTTCGCCACGCACGTGCAGTCCACCACGGCGGCGGTGCGCGAGATCCGGGCGCAGTCCCGGTCCAACGGAGCGCGGCTCACCGAGCTGAAGCGGGCCGTGGACGCGATCAAGACCAAGCTGGGGGCGTGAGCGAATGTCTCAAGACGCCAGGATGCGCGCGGTCATCGACGAGGCCGTGACGGCTGCCGTGGCTCCGCTGGAGCGGCGCGTGGAAGAGCTGAGCGCCCGTCTCGCGGCCGTGGAGGACTCCGGCGGCCCGAGCGGTGCACCGGAGCAGAAGCGGCTGTCCACGGCCCGTACAGCCCGTGCCAAGGGGTCGGCGGACGGCAAGGCCGACGGCGGGGACAAGACCGGGCAGTAGACCCGGCGGACCACGGAACGGAGACCGAGGAATGCGCGTCGTCACATACCCCGCCGATACGGGTGGTTGCGGATATTTCCGGATCATCTGGGCTGCGGAGCTGCTCGCGGCGGCCGGACACGATGTGGAGATACGGCCGCCGGCCGACCGGGGCCTGAAGCTGAGCATCAGCGCGTTCGGCCACGTGGACGACGTCCTGGACGTGGATGACGTGGACGTCCTGGTCTTCCAGCGCCTCACGCACCGGTGGATGGCGGAGGCGGTACCGCTCCTGCGCGCCAAGGGCATCGCCGTGGTGGTGGACGTGGATGACGACCTCTCCACCGTCCACCCCCGGAACCCCGCCTACGCATCGATGCACCCGAAGACCGGCGGGCACCACTCCTGGCAGCACCTCGCCGCCGCCTGCCGGGACGCAACCCTGGTGACCGTCTCGACTCCCGCGCTGCTGGAGCGCTACGCCCGGCACGGCCGGGGCCACGTCATACCCAACCACCTCCCCGACTCCTACTACGACGTGCCGCGCGTGGACCGGGACGTCATCGGCTGGCCTGCCGCGCTCGCATCCCACCCGGACGACCCGGCCGTGCTCGGCGGGTCCGTCGCGCGCCTGGTCTCCGAGGGCGCGGACTTCCGGGTCGTCGGGGACCCGACCGGTACCGGCGCCGCGTTCGGTCTGACCCGGGATCCGCAGGGGCGCACCGGCGTGGACGTGGCGGGCTGGCCGGCCGCTGTGTCCGGTGACATCGGTATAGGGATCGCGCCACTCGCGGATACACGATTCAACGCGGCCAAATCGTGGCTGAAGCCGCTGGAGCTGAGCGCGCTCGGGGTCCCGTGGGTGGCCTCGCCACGGGCTGAGTATGTCCGCCTGCACCAGCGGGGCGCCGGCGTCCTCGCCGACACACCACGGCGCTGGTACCGGGAGCTGAAACGCCTGGTCGACTCGCCGGCTCTGCGTGCGGAGCGGGCGGAGGCCGGCCGGGCCGTCGCCGAGGGGCTGCGGCTGTCGGGCAACACGTGGCGGTGGCTGGAGGCGTGGGAGAGGGCGCGCGATACGCAGAGTGCATCGCGGGCGCACGCGGCGTGATTCGATCCCTCCCGTAAGTGAAGATCTGCACCAATAAGGCCGGGCGGCCCCTCACTGAGAGGACCGCCCGGCCATTACCTTGTTCATCACTGACAGCCCTCCCCGTCGACAGCGGGGAGGGCTGTCAGGCTATGGCCCGTACGGTGGTGCGGGTACGGGGCTGTGCCGCCGACTCGCGCAGCCACGACAGGCCGCACGCCAGACACAGTGCATCGTGGCAGTCCTCCATGTCGACGACGCGGGTGGACGTGCATGACGGGCACTTGGCCCGGTCCTTCTTCGCCTTGAGACGCCGACGCTCTGCCGTGTCGGTCCCGCCCCAATACCCGCGCAGGCCGTAGGTAAGCGCGTACCGCAGGCATGTCCCCCGAACGGGGCACGGGTTGCAGTATGCGCGGGCGGCGGCAAGGCCGTCGTCGTCCTCCTTGTCCGGAACGAACTCCTCCATCGGAAGACCGTTGCACAGGGCTTCGTCCTGCCAGCGCACCTCTGACGCGGCGTAGCCTCCGCCGTTGTTCACTCTCTGTATCACCTATCGACTCCTCGGACGCAGGGACACCTCACGTTGAACTATTGCTGTGTACACCCGTGTTCGGAACAGCACACACGTGAATAAATACGACCCTTGCTCAAAGTAAGAGGCACGTTTCCGAT